TAAAATTTTATTTATTAGTCTAGAACGTATGTCATCTGAACTTCAATAAGTCCAGTAGCATTTGCTCCAGCAGTAGTTGCGGTAACAACTAAACCATCTGGTGCATCTACAACTGAGTTTTCACCCAATGCTTTTGTAGCTGCAATGTTAAAAGCTGTAACTGATGTTGAAGCTGCTGCTGCTTTGTATTCATCTACATCTGCTGCTACAGTAGTTCCTGCTGCATTATCGTATGCTGCATGACCTACTGACAGAGTTGTACTTGAACCAAGAGCTGCGTGATTTACTCTTCCACCAATTATTCTAGCTCCATTAGGTAACTTAAACATACTGATAGTTTCTTGAGCACCTGCCGCAGTAAAATCTGCGTAAGCTATTCTTACTCTACCATGTAGTTCGTTAGTATCTAATTTAACAGAAGGTGTATCTAATGTTTTTGCGAATTGTACTGAATTAGCCATATATATATCCTCCTATTATGCTTCTTGACAGATTATACCAAGAACTTTTGCTTGTTCCATTCTAGTAGCACCAATGCTCATACAGTAGTAAACTTGAGTAGCATACGATTTGTCTGCTCTCTCGTCTATTCTTGCATTAACATCTTTACCAATTCCTAGAGTGATACCATCTTGTGCAAAAGCAATACAAGTTCTGTCGTTACCTGTTTTGCTAAGTCTATTTGATACAGTAAAGTTAAAACCAAGGAACGAATTTACTTCGCCATTTGCCAATGCTTTTACAGTATTGAAATCAGATGAAGTTACTTCAGTTGTTCCTAAAAGGTTTGTGATTTGCTCTGGTCCTACAATAATGTGTCTAGGGATAGAAGGATCAACACTTGCTAAATCAAAAGTCTGTTTTGCAGTTCTTAATTTTGCGATTGTTAAACCAGCTCCACCAGCAGCTATTGCAGTTTGAGCAGCTTCGCTTGTTGCACCTGTTTCACCAGTAAAGGCAGTTCCAGTTGCAGCGGCGATAATAACATCATCCATTGCTCTCCCCATTGCGAAAGCAGCGGCTTGTGCGTAAGATGATGTAGGGTCAATTAAGAGCCTTACTTTGTCTTGTTGATCAATAAGATCAGCATACTCATAGTCCGAAAGAGATACTCTTCTTCTTGAGTGAGGTGTATCTATTTGCGGAGTGTCTGAGTGTCTGCTAGTTTTTAACTGAGCAGTTACCGAACCCACTTGGTCAAAGAAAGCATTTTTTCCAACAACACTTTCCTGTCTGACTTTGTCTCTTAATAATGATCCCATTTGTTGAGATAACATTTGTATGTTAGCAGAATACTGCTGTACAAATGCTGTAGTTATTTGTGATGACATAATTGTCTCTCCATTATTATTATTATTATTATAAAAATCAGAAAGGTTATCTACTCACATGAGTAGGCTATTCTTGGATTTAAAGTCTTTTAGACTAGAAGTCTATTCCTTCTTGCCAGTAAGGTTCTTACGAATTTTCTTACCTACTATCCAATTATAATATTTTTCTGCGATTGGCAAGGGATCATTTTTTTGAAACTCTGTTCCTGTCTCTTTAACCAACCGCAATATTTCTAACCGAAACTCTCTGTCATTAAGATTGTTTATCAGCATTTAGCATCTCTCTTAATGTATAAACTTGTTGAACTATCTTATCGTGATCTGGATGACCTTTGTTCCAGTATGGTCCATCAGTGTCATTAGTAATAGTTGATATTTCAGATTCAATATCTGTAACTGAATTTACACTTTCACTTTCAGTTGCAACCATTTTATCTTCTGACATCATACTAGCAATCTTTGCGAAACCTTTTATAATTTCTGGATGATCACCAACTCTTGTACCATCTTGTAATTGCATATCTAATACTTCTGGATTAATATTTGCTTTTGCTAATGCACCAGCTTGTTGTACTTTAGAATCAAAGTCTCTACCCCATTCTGATCTTAACTGTTGTTCAGATTGAGCTTGTGCAGTTTCAGTATCTATAACAGATTGTTGAGCTGATCCTTCCATAGAATTTTTATAGAACTCTAAAATACCTTGAGCTTGTTTATTATTTAAACCAAGTTGATGAGCATTTTCTGTAAAAGATTTAATTGCACCTTCATCTAAAT